GTTGATTGATAATGATGCAAGTACGTTTGAAGTCAATTACATCGGAGAAAGTATCAACAAGGCAGAAGACCCTCAATGGATTGTCTTCCCCTGGGAAGAATGGTGGAAAGGATGATTGACAATGGAAGTAATTAATGTTATAGCTGTAGTTGTATTCTGTGTTGTTGCTGCATTTTTCTTATATGGATTATGGCTAGTTGACAATGACAGATATCAATTTAGAAAGAAGCATGGTATTGATCCTAAATATCATGGCTGGAAAGTAGATGAGAATGACGAAAATCAAGATAAGTGAATTGTTCTACAGCATTCAGGGAGAAGGTCGGTACATGGGTGTGCCGTCCGTTTTCCTTAGAACATATGGATGCAATTTCAAATGCGCCGGATTCGGCATGCCAAAAGGTGAATTATCAAGTGAAAGAGAAGCAGTCAATCCAGAAGACTATAAAGAATATGGTACCCTCCCGCTCGTCTCTACAGGCTGCGATTCCTACGCATCCTGGGATCCTCGCTTCAAGCATCTTTCTCCCAGCAGGGATGTTGATACTATTGTCAGCGACATTATGGAACTACTACCGTTTAAAGAATGGCGCGACGAACACCTCGTTATCACAGGAGGAGAACCACTCCTCGGATGGCAACGAGCCTACCCAGAACTCCTAAGTCATCCTAAGATGAAGGGTCTCAAAGAGATTACTTTTGAGACTAATGGTACGCAACCACTAAGTGATGAATTGTTTGCTTATCTTGACGATTGGTTGTGGGAAGGTTTGGACAACGGGATTTCACGAGAAGTCACTTTTAGTGTCAGTGCAAAGTTGAGTTGTTCTGGTGAGAAGGCAGAAGATGCTATCAAGCCCGAGATTGTTGCACGATATCAAGATGCTGGTCATGCCTATCTTAAGTTTGTTATCGCAACAGAAGATGATGCTACAGAAGCACTAGCGGCAGTTGAGCGTTATCGTGATGAAGGTTTCTATGGTACTGTTTACTTCATGCCAGTAGGAGGCGTCGAAAGTGTTTACCATCTTAATAATCGCACTGTCGCTGACCTTGCGATGAAGAACGGTATTCGCTATAGTGACCGTTTGCAGGTTCCATTGTTTAAGAATGCGTGGGCAACTTAATGAAGCGAATCGGATTTCTAGTTAGTTCACAAACATTGATTCCGCATGGTGGCATCGGTCAGTTCACAAAAAGCTTTTGTGAGTTGATGGATAGTCACGGAATCTATGTGGATATTATTACTGACAAGAGTCCTCAGGGCGTTGCTGATGAGTTTATTAAAGAACTCAAAGCAAACATCATCTATCCGTCTAATCCGCAACGCTATACGGATCACAGTGCTATCTTTATGTACGAGGATAGCTATTGCTATGAGCGTATGGCTAACTTCCGTGATGCCACACTTAAGGCATTAACTACTAATATTTACGATGCTTTTGTCTGTAATACCTATGAGACTATACAGGTAATATCTACATTAGGACTATCTGACTTTATTCAAACTATTGCCTATACGCATTTAGAAAGTCAAATCTTCAAGAACACTAAGAATCCTTTCCTAGATGATGTAAACGATATGATGAGGTTGCAATTGCAAATGCCTAATCTCACTATTGGTACACAGAGTTTATTCAATCGTCTACATTTTGAAAATGCAGTTCATCTTCCTATTCCGTTGCCTGAACAAGGGTTACTACGAGAATATGACAATGACCGTGAAGGCGTATTGTTTATTGGACGTTGGGAAGAAGGAAAGAATCCTGAACTTTATCTTGACTTGATTGAACAAACTAAACTTCCTGCTCGTGTTATGACAAGTGCAAGCGGTGCTAAGAAGTTTGAAGAACGATTGAAGAAGATTGGCGTTGACTATCAAATCAAAGTAGGTATCATTGGACAAGAGAAAGTGGACTTCATTACTAGCTGTCGGGTAGCATTTAACCCAAGCACAGTAGAAAGCTACGGTATTGCTTTCCTTGAACAGATTATTCAGCTCCCTACATTTACGTTGATTAATCAGCGTTGGACACAGAACTTCCCAAGTACACAATTCTTTACTACAAGCAAGCGCAATATGGCGGAGGATATTAAAGCAGTCTATGACCAGTATCCTACAAGCAAGTCTTGGTATACAGCGTATGATTCAGTGAATCACTTTAAGATTCACGAAGACACAGTGTTCCATAAGTGGAATCATTGCTTTAATGAGTTTGAGCCTCGCAAGAGTAATAGCAATACTGCAAAGATTTGCAATGAAACTACAGTTAAATATGTTGACTTTATTATTGGTTTAAATCGTCGCATTCTTTGTATTGATGATATCAAGAGCATATTGTCTAACAGGCATAAGTTTAGAGTCATTTACACTGAAAATGATACCTATTTGACGAAGGATCCTTCCTTCGAACCAAAAGAAGATGTAATGGGTACAAATTTATTTGAGGGATTTTAGTATGAAAAGAGTTTTAATCACCGGATGTTCAGGCTACATTGGTTCACACCTTACTAAGCTTTTAGAGAATGAGTATGAAGTTCACGGACTTGATATTCTTGAACCTCAGCATCCTGTTAAAAAGTTTCATCAAATTGATATTAACAGAATGTTCAATGTTGAAGAAGAATATGACGCGGTTGTTCATTTGGCTGCGTTAGTAAATGTAAGCAGAAGCGAACGGATTCCTATTCAATATTATATTACTAACTTGAATGGTACGATGAATGTATTGAACAAGATAAAAACTAAGAACTTTATCTTTGCTAGCACTGGAGCCGCTGCATTATGCGAAAGTGCGTATGGTATCAGTAAGAGAGCAGCAGAAGATGTTGTTAAGGAATATTGTACTGTTCACATCCCAACACCATATACAATCTTTAGATTCTACAACGTCATTGGTAGCTCAGGATATGCTCCTACTAATCCTGATGGGCTTATGTATAATCTCATGAAGTCAGAACACACTAAAGAGTTTACTATCTTTGGTAACGACTATGATACTCCTGATGGAACTTGTATTCGTGATTATACTCACGTTGATGAAATTTGTGAAGCTATTCGTATAGCCATTGAAGAACCTTCGAATGGGGTTGAGGGATTGGGACATAGTAAGGGGCATAGTGTTAAGGAAATGGTCGAAATTTTCAAACGTGTCAATCAAAAAATACTTAGCGCAGGTTCTGCCGAAACACTCACTGTTACCTATGGTCCTCGCAGACCGGGGGATGCAGCAGTTAGCGTGTTAAAAAATATTAGTAGATACATGAAGAATCTTTATTCCATTGAAGACTTGTTAAGACTTGACAATGGCTCTAAATTGTGATAGAGTGGTAACATGAATATATTTTATGTAAATTCCGACCCCGAGGTCGCTGCTCGTAGTATGGTTGACCGTCATGTTGTCAAGATGATTCTAGAGACTGCACAGTTGCTTTCTACTGCCCATCGTGTTATTGACGGTGAGGAGTATGTAGGTCAGTCACAGTCTGGTCGCAAAGCAAAACGCTGGAGGTTATCAGGTAATGTTGACGCTATTATGTATGCTGCTACTCATATTAATCATCCTTCAGCAGTTTGGGTTCGTGAAAACTCTGCTAACTACAATTGGTTGTATGACCATCTTTTGGCTCTTGGTCGTGAGTATACCTATCGTTATGGTCGTACTCATCTTACTATTGATAAGCTAAAAGATATTCTTAAGGACGCCCCTGAGAATATTGAACAAAGCAACGTAATGACTAAGATGCCATCTTGCATGGACAAGCAATACATTGTTAGCTTAGACCCGATTATCAACTATCGCAACTATTACAATTATGGCAAGACCGACTTGCTTCGCTGGTCTAATCGTCCGCCCCCGCAATGGATTGACGGCACGGTTATCATGACCGATGGTAAGAAGCAGATATATACTATACAGAGGTAAAATATGTTTGAGAAATTAAAGAAATTGTTTAGTCCAGCGCCGCAGATTATTCCAGAGCCAGTTGCGCCCGAAGTAAAGAAGGCACCTAAGAAGAAAGAACTAAGTCCTAAAGAAAAGGCAACAGCAGCGGGTGAACCGTATGTTGATATTCTAAGTGTTGATTTAGATCCTGCTGATATCAACAATGGCTCATTTGAACTTGATTGGAATGACAAGTTTGTTGCTAATCTAATTAAGCAAGGCTACAAGATTCGCCCTGATGATACTGATGCACAGATTGTGGATCGTTGGTTCCAAACTGTATGCCGCAATATTGCTCTTGAAGTGTACGAGCAGGAACAAGCTGACCCATCAAAGCGTGACAGTGATATGCGTGTTATTCAACAAAAAGATTTAGGCGGCGGGTTTACCGAAGTTAGCTGACATGAAAAATAAAAAATACCAAATTACTCATCTAGGCAAGACCCTCAACACTGACCATTGGTACGACTTGCCAGAAGATAAGTGCTTACAATTGAAGGCTGCATATTACGAAAAGCCTGATTTTGATTTGGTTAAGAAAAATCTAGAATCAGTATATAATGGCGGTACTGTCATAAGCACTGTTACTAGCTATTATGTAAAAGACCTTATGGCTAAAGTGAAGCTAGAGTCTCCACGATGGTCTATTGAACAAGTGTTTGAATCTATCGACTTGATACGATACTTTTGGAGCCGAGTGCTTTCAAGTGATAAAGTATATCCAAAGACGGATTCAGATATCAAGAACTTCGAAGCTGCCCTGCGACTTAGCGGCGGTGGTGTTGCTATGAAGCCTTCTAACTACCCTATCAAATCCGTAGATGAAGTCCTATCCAAGTACAATATCAACGGCAAATACTACGATTTTTCATGTGGCTGGGGTGTACGATTACTTTCAGCAATGAGAAATCGTGTTGAGTACTACGGCACTGACCCTAATAACTTACTAGTAGACAGACTTCGGCAGATAGCTACTGATTACAATACTGTTAATGGTACCTCTGCATCCTATGACATTAGGTGTCATGGTTCCGAAACGTTTGTTCCGGAATGGGAAAACACTATTGGAGTAGCCTTTAGTAGTCCTCCGTATTTCAATCTTGAAGACTATGGTGTTGGTAATCAGTCATATAAGCCCGGAACTTCTTATCAAGAGTGGCTAGATAACTATCTACGACCTACGATAGAAAACATCAAGCGATACTTAGTTGATGATGGCAAGATGCTCGTTAATATTAAGGATTTCTTAGATTACAAGCTATGTGCTGATACTAGAGCCATTGCAGAAAGCTTAGGGTTTCATTACGTTGAAACACTCACATTGAAGAACATAACTAGACCAAGTGCTAAAGTAGACTTGAACACAGATGAAGGCATCATGGTGTTCTCAAAGAAGCCTGAACATCCAGCAATAGTTCCTGAAAGCTTATTTGTTTTTGGATAAAAAAGGTTGACATCTGCTGCGTTATTGTGTATTATATGTATATATTAACGAGTAAGGAATGTTATTATGCGAACAGTAAAGATTAAAGATCTCAAGGTTGATGAGAATGTTGCCCGTGAGTTAGATTACGAGCATGTTAAGAATTACATCAAATCTTTCCCTTTTAAATTCGAGTTTCAAACTCCGACTGGTGAAAAGCCAATTCATGCCCTCAAACGTAAGAAGGGAGAGTTTGTTAGCGTAACTGCTGCTGAACGATACGAGGAATTACAAAACCCTAAAAATACAAAATATCATGCTACTATGGCAAAGTGGCAAGAAGATATTGCTGCTGGGCGCCGCGCAATGCCTGACCGTAAGAATCGAGTTAGCTTTGCGAATGTAAAGGTTAAAAATATCGTCATTGATGATGACATTCAGCGTGAATTGGATCCTAATTGGGTTGCTACTATTCTCAATCCTAGTGAATTTGAAGCAGAATTCATGTCAACAATTTATTGCATGTACGATCCTAAAACTGAAAAGTATATATGTATCAATGCCCAGCACACTCTGAATGCTGAAATTTCTTTGGCTGAACGTAAGATGTGGGCTAACAATGAAAATTGGAACGGTGATATTAACGAACTTGAAGTTCCGGTTACTTACTTTAGGTCTTCGTCAAGGGCTAAATGCCGCAAGGGATTTGAGATTTTTAATGGCAAGCAGAAAACCATTGAACCTTACGTGACTCATAGAAATTTGGTTCTTGCATATCGGGTTGACGATGATCGTAGGGATAAGGAAGCATTTAGGGCTCATACGATTCAAAAGATCAACGAAGATGAAGGTTTTGAGCCTATCAGTAAAGATGACAAGAAAAGCAAGCGTTATAGTTGGGCTATCACTTGTGTTTCTGAAATGAAGAATCACTATGATCGTCCGGACCGCTGGCGCTTTGTCCTTCGCACACATAAGCGTTATTGGCCTAACATTCAATTGGAAATTGCAGAAGTCGATTTGTATGGCTTTATGTATGATTATTTCACCGATTTGGGCTATGACGTATATAGTGATGAATTCAACAAAGCATTTCTTGACCCTTGTATGGCTTTAATTTGGACGTTCTTTACTACTCCTCATGGCTTTGTTAGTGATAGCAGCAATGTGCAAAAGCGTTTTGGTAGTGAAAAGACTGGGCTCCCGGAAGACAAGGTGAGAATTGATGATAACGGTTCCTGTATATACTTAATGAAGCTGTATCGTCATTTCGGCGGAACACATGAGTTACCACTCTATGTCAATAACTTGACAGAGGCTCGGGTCGGTGATTTGTTGAATTATGTAGATCCGGATCGTATCTCTCTAGTTGAGGCTATGAAGCAATATGGCAAGTCGTAAGAAAAACTTCTTCTATATCATTCTTACTAACCATTACTTTAAAGTAGGTGATGAGTTTAAGAAAAGGTTAGGATTTGGAGTTACAGGAAATTCCGGGAGAAGAATTAGGAGCTATAGTAATACTTCCGGTGGCGAACAAGAATTCTTGAAACTTTATTTTAGTCCAAACTATGAAGTTATGGAAGTAGAAAAGATTTTAAAGCAACGCCTTGCTGATGATTGTCATACAATCAACGGTGAAGAAGTAGAATGGATTAGCCCATATAGTGATATCGATGTTGACCAATTAATTGGTATGATAGATGATATTATTTACGGATTACGATTGAACGTGAAGCCTATTAAATCCGATTTTTTACCATTCACTGACGCAGATTGGCAAAAGGAAATCAACGATGAGGCGTTGAACCTTTATCCCGATCAGTACCTTGAGGTTTAATATAAAAAAAAATTCATGACGCTATGTACACTATAAATATTATTGCTTTTAAAGCACCTTAAACAGAGTACCCAGTGTCTGGGTTTGTTAGGTATAACATATAAAGGAAATAAAATGACTGCATTATCTGTAGGGAACGCCGGTTCCTTGGTTACCCGTACAATTGAACAAGCTAAGAGCAAGGACTTGATGCTCCGTGAACTGTTCCAAAACGCACTAGAAGCATCCGCAACTCAAACTATCGGTCGAAAAAAGATTCAAATTAGAATAGCCAACCCTAATTGGTTTGGTCTCGGTGATTTTTATTCCAAAACAAAATTTGGCATAGTTAATACTGGTCCTGGGCTAAGTGCCAGTAAGTTGCGGTTAGCAACTGACCTATCAAGTTCAATCGCTAAGACTCAAGGCATCCATGCTAACTTTGGTGAAGGCGGCAAGGTTGCCTGTCTACCGGTGAACAAATCCGGTATGATTTGGGTGTCATGTTGTGATGGCGAAGTGAACATGGTAGTTCTTAGATTGGCTCCTGATCCTTTAACAAACGAAGAACGTTACGAACGTCAAGACTTTGATTTGGGTGATGGCACTACTACTGACGTAATTAATATTACATCATTGTTTAATGACCAATCAACAATGATTTCTACATTTGGATCTTTTACTAATCCATCAGGACTAGATACGTCTCATGATTGGACCTTTATCACCCTCTGTGGAAATGACCGAAATCAGGATACTACTATTAATCCGTACGGTGATCGTAATAATACTGGCGCTTGGGCATTGAACGAACTCTATAAGAGGTTTTCACATATTCCAGATGATGTAGAAGTTACTTCCGAAATTCACAGCAAGGGTAAAACTAGAAAAACTGTACCTTTTAACACAGTGTTCGACGTATTAAAGGATCGTGCAGCTAAGACGCCAGATAAGGTCCAACTAGAAACTATTTCTATTCCAATTAACGCCTCTGAGGTAGAAATTGGTGCGCCGGTGCAAAATGGAACTATCAACATTACCTATGTGTACGATGGTCCATATGAAGCTGGCAAGTCATCAACTAATGCAGAGAAGCCGACTAGCGTGATTAGTAATACTGCTACATGTCCTATTTTCTCAGGAATTATTTTCAAGAATGAAATATACGATGTGCGTGGCGGTAGTGAGGGGACCTCAACTTGGCAGCCGGCTGCTAAGGAATGCGGAATATTGTACGGATACAAGTATTGCCGAGTATTTGTCCACATTCCAACTTCTACTGATATTGTCACTGATAGATATAGAACCTCGTTGATGACCAACAATTATGAAAAGAGACCAATTCTCTTCACCCAATACAAACATCAAATCTATAACAACATGCCAAAGTGGTTCATAGAACGTATGAAAGAGTTTGCTCCTGATACCGCTAACATCGGTGATGTTTATAAAGAATTGAATGATTTATGGCAGGATACTCAATCTAAAGCTACTGCTGCAAAGATTAATACTACTACTGCTGGATCAACGGTGCGAGTCACAATCAATAGTGCGCCATCTGGCAATCGGGGCGGCGGACGAGGAAGTAATAATAACGGAACAATGTCCGGTGCCGTGCTAACTGCCGCGCTCAACGGAAAGCAACGCCAAATCAAACCGTTCCCGAATATCGAAGTCTTAAGGGAAAAGGATATCAAGACCGCATCGGTAAGCCCTAATTTCGTGTATAAAGCTGCGGAATACGCAATTGACCGAAACATATTATTCATTAACGCAACATACCCAGTTGTAAATATGGTCAGTGAAGAACTGTTGAGTGCTTGCCTCGATTGCTCCGAAGAGATTACACGGTTGGCCTACGATACCAGCATTAGCTTGATGACTAGGTTAGTGGGTACCGGTCTCATCTACGGTTTGGCTAAGCAAGGTAAACCTGGCTATGAAGACGACTTTGAAAAAGCAATTGATCCGGCATGTTTAAGCACACACGCCGACAAGTGGATCGAAACTTTTTCTGATACACGTAAGAAATTCGATAGAGACGTTAAGGTTTTAGAAATAAACTCACATTCGGCAAAAGCAGCGTAATAAAATGATAGGGATGTTTTTGGGCATCCCTATCATTTAAGGCTTGACAACTGCTAATATATAGTGTAATATGTAAGTATATTAACAGAGAAAGTACCACATGAAATACGCATTGATTGATACGGCTAATACTTTCTTCCGCGCTCGGCATGTTGCTAATCGCAACACTGACACATGGGAGAAGATTGGCATGGCTATGCATCTTACTATGTCTAGCGTAAATCAAGTTCAACGCATGTTTGGCGTCGACCATGTAGTCTTTTGTCTTGAGGGTCGTAGCTGGCGTAAGGATTTCTATACACCGTACAAGGCTCATCGTAAGCTTGATGAGAGTGCGATGACCGAACGTGAAGTAGAAGAAAACAAGATGTTCTGGGAAACGTATGAACAGTTCACCACGTTCCTGCGTGAGAAGACTAACACTAGTGTATTGCGTGTTCCCAACGCAGAAGCAGACGATATCATTGCTCGTTTCATTGACCTTCATCCCGATGATGAACACTTTATCATTTCTAGCGATAGCGACTTTGTGCAGCTAATCGCAGAAAACGTTCATCAGTATAATGGTGTTGCAGGTCAGCTTATCAAGATTGATGGCTACTACAATGACCGTGGCAAACCCGTCAAAGACAAGAAGACTGGCGAACACAAGTTGCTTGAGGATCCGGAGTATCTTTTGTTCAAGAAGATTATTCGCGGTGACGCAACTGACAACGTATTCAGTGCTTATCCCGGTGTGCGTGAGAAGGGTTCGAAGAATTCTGTCGGCATCAAAGAAGCATTCGACGACCGCACTAAGCAAGGCTTTCACTGGAATAACTTCTTGCTTCAACGCTGGGTGGACCATGACGATGTTGAACACCGTGTTAAGGACGACTATGAACGCAATCGCACGTTGATTGACCTTAGGGCGCAGCCCGAAGATATTAAGGAAGCAGTAGATAACGTAATCAAGAATGATGTCCGCACCGAAGTTACTGCTGGTGTAGGTCTTCACTTTATGAAGTTCTGCGGTAAGTATGAACTCACTCGCCTTAGTGAGCAGGGTGAAGCTTACGCAAAATGGCTCAACTCTCCTTATAAAGGGATTATGAATGACTAAAGAACTTTTTTCGTGCAAAGATTGTAAGCACTCTACTATGTCTATAGTTGACAGGATTTTCACGTTGAATGGTCGTATGGCAGTATATGATTCTAACTACAAATGCTCCAAATTTCCAGAGGCAAAAACAGTAGTTGAGGATATAGTTCTTGGTCCAACGAAAGTAAAGGCTAAGCTGCCGTATTGTAGCATTGCTCGGCGACACGGGCAATGCGGCCTAGATGGGAAGTATTGGCAACCTAAGCATAAGAAAGATCTATTTAAAATGTTAACAAAGGAAACATATGACTGAACTAGTCGCAAAGCCAATCGTCAAGAACCAATTTTGGATCGTCACTGATGGTGAGAAAAAAGTTGGTAATATCGAAGCTAACAACGCTGGATACGGGGTGCAGTTAAACGGCACCTTCCTTCAGTTCAACAACACCGAAGAACTTAAAAAGCAGACACAGATAAAGTTTGCAAATTTAAAGCAAACATCTAAAGTTCCGATTCCGTATCCGGAATACCCGACTACAGCCCGGGTATATAATTCAGTCTGTGACGTTAAACGTGGACTGCACTTATACACTAAGACTAAGAAATCAAAGTGTCTTCATGCAGCAGGGTACTTTGTTATGGACCAAAACGGCACCAAAGTGATTGTTTTTTGTCCTAAATACATCTTTATCCAACGTTATCCGTATGAAGGTCCCTTCAAAACTGAATCGGAAGCTAAAAGTAAGATAAATATCTATGATGATACACATTAAACGCTTCATCGATAAAATGTCGTTGGTCGAATCCAAACAGTCGAAAGATGTGGTTTTGCCTATATCCGACGCACGTGGCTTACGTGATGAAGTGTCCAAACTACTATCAGACTTACACGAGCTATCGAAAACCGATAAAAGTAACGTAAATGACGAAGTTATACAGGTAGAGATTAAAGGCGGCTCGTTTAAATGAGTAGAACACAACCAAATGTACTAGTAGAGTACGTAGATAAGAAGACCTATAAGTGCGACCAAATTGTCGAGGCTGCTGGTATTTGGGCTGTGTTCTATGACGATCAACCAATCAACTTGAAATCTTCGCATTACTTAGCTAATGATGTTGCTCCCAAATACAAGAAAACAAGCTTTTCAAATCCAGGTCATGCTAGAAATCTGTGCAGAAAATTGAACGCACAATTCAAGACTGATAAGTTTACCGTTGTGTTTATGAACAGCGGTAGAACGGTCTACCCCGATGACTTATCCCAAGACCAAACTTGAAATAGTAAAACTAATACTAAATGAAGCTAAGGACGATCCAGATTTTCCTTGGAAAGACATTGCACCGGATAAGTTAGTATTTGATTGGTTTGTTACAGGTAGAGTTGGTTCTGGATTACGACTTACTGATGTTGGCATGACTGCATTTGACAAAGCTAAGATAGCTTATTATGACTTCAACTTTACTCCTCCCAAAGGTACTACCGGGGGAAGTAGTTGGGGAAAGTATACTTTAATGCTTGACAAAAAGGTTAAATGTCCGTACTACATCGGCGTTAAACTGCTTGACAATGGCAAGAAACAACCGTATATTAAACTTTATGATCATAGAATAGCGATGATGATGACACTATATGGAGACTTTCAAAGCTACCTAGATTCGGTTAAATAGTATTTGTTTTTGTTCGCACTTGCAGCATAAATAAAACGTAGCAAAGCTACATCACACACAGAGGAAAAAATTATGAAGAATATCGCAATCAGCCTTTTAGCGGCTCTCACACTATCAACCCCAGCACTTGCTTCTTGGAAAACTGAATTGTTCACTAAGCTTGATGCAGACACTAGCGGGGAAATCACCCTTACTGAATTGACTGGCGCAGGTTGCCGCACTCAGCCTAAGTTCTTTAGCTATGCTGATAAGGATCGCAGCAATGGCCTTTCAAAGGTAGAATACTTCGCCAACCGTGACCTTCTCGGTCGTTGCAACTAAAATGCTTAAGATTTTAATTGAAAACACCGCAGAGGCTATCCAAACTTCAAAGAAGATTTTTGTAGATACTTTCGTGAAGCACGAAGGTCTAGCAAAAAACATGCATGACTTTGTAGATGCTCAACACGAGTATACTAAGAAGGCAATTGATGTTGGTTTTACTACTGCCAGCAATATGCATAAGACAGTAACAGATAAGTCGTTTTACACTGAAACTATGAAAAAAATGCAGGATTCTGCACAGTTCATGTTTAAGACACAAAAATAATGGAGATACGATATGAGTGATAGCAAGATTCCAGGACTTCCTGAAATTAAGTTCAATAAGAATGGATATGAAATCCGTTCTGATATTTTGGGCCTAGCTGAAAAGCTAGTCATTGAAGAATATAAAGCCAAGTTATTTGGTTGGGAAGTATCGCAGTCAAAAGATGACGAAGGTAAGATTGTTACCAAAGTCTCGGCTCCAGAGTTTCCTGGTCTTGAAAAGGTCCTTGAGACTGCACAAAAGATGTATGATTTTGTAAATCAGAATCCAAAAAAGTAAAAAAAACGGTTGACAAAAGATCTCCTTGGAGCTATAGTCATAATATAGCTTCTAAGGAGATTTTTTATGGGTAACGAAGATTTTGTCAGCTACGTGCTTAGCTTCTATAACGGCATTGATGGTATCTACACAGACGTAGATGCAACTCCTGCCGAAGTCGTAGCAGCTACCCGCAAGCTTGAAAAGATGTATCGCAGCAACGGCGAAGAGCCTGTTTATGACAGCATCGACCGTGAGCGTGTTCGTGACTTTATCCTAGAGGGGCGCAAGTAATGGAATTCATATTCATGTTTTTGCTGGCATTTATTGCAGCGATTGTAGGAGTTTTTTACTTCTTACTCGCAATCTTTGCTATGTTGCTCCCCATCATCTTTTGGGTTTTTCTGATTTGGTTGGTTATTCGCATAATTAAGAAATATACCTAAAAAAACGGTTGACAACAGTTACCCATTTTGCTATAGTGAATATATAGCAAGGAGATACTAAATGGCTCGTGAGATTCGCCCTTCATACAAGACTACTGATGTTTTTGCTGCTGCGTGTGCTGCACATCGCGCCAACTGCGGCTATCTCAAAATCGGTGCTACTGACGATGAGGGTAATGTTATTCGTCTCCCCAACAAGATTCTCATTCGTCAGTTTCTTGACGCTTCCTTTGATATTCGTGACGAAGACCGTGAACTTAGCGAAAAGGTCATTCAGCATTGTCAGAGCCTGACTTTTAAGATGCTTACTGATCGCAAATTGTCTGAATTTGAACAAAATATGCTTCGTGTCGTTGAAACTGAAACGATTGGTAGCAACTACGACATTGCTATAATTTCTTCACTTCCTGCTGCGTATATTCGGGCAAATGAGCGCAAGACTGTTGATGCTCGTGTCAACGCTGCTACTGGATTCGTTGGTCAAGTCGGCGATAAGATTAAGTTTACTGCTGAAATCCTTCGTTGCAACTTCTCCGAACAGTGGGGAACCTTTTTCGTCACTGCTATTACGCCTGACAATAAGGTAATCTTCTTTGCCCATCGCAACAAGTTGGAAGTTACTTCTAATGTCAATGGTGAAGGCAAGGTCAAGCGCCATCGTAATGAGCGTGAAGATAGCACCCAGCTTAACTATGTGAAGATAGTATGAGTGCCGAAAAAGAAAATTTATTCCGTACATTGCGTGAAGAGGAACTGCTCGTGACCTTTTGGGGCTGTAGAATTGGCTGGCATAAGTGGCAGAAATGGGGCAAAGCATATAAAGAATCCTATTATCACGCACAGGACCGACATTGTGATTCCTGTAATAAGTTTTCTCGTAAACAAATAAAGCTTCCCCTATGACCGATTGGATGAAGTACCTTTTTGTTTGACATTCATCCTCTAATGTAGTATAAAGAAGATTATGAGCGCAAGTTTTATTACACAACTAAACGAAGATAACGGACGCCTGCATAAGGAAGATGTTATCAAGCAAGCACTAACTGCTGCTAAACTCGGCAATACAGTATCCATCAACTTCTTGCAGGGTCTTAAGCTTTGCTACAATCCATATGTCACATTCGGTGTCAAGCAGATTCCCGAGAGTATCGGTATCGTTGACGCCGAAAATCCGTATGAGGAGTTCTTTGAACTATTAGATAGTCTTTCCCGCCGCAAACTTACGGGCCATGATGCTCGTGACGCAATCGCAGAAATGTCCGAACGATTTGATAGCGAAGAATGGAATCTATTCCTAGCTCCTATCCTTCGTCGTGATATGCGTAGTGGCATTAGTTCTACTACAGTGAACAAGATTTGCAAGGGTACAGATTACGAGATTCCCATCTTCACTTGTCAGCTTGCTACTAACAGCGAGGGACGCCCTGAAATGAAGGGCACGAAGCGGCTTGAGCCTAAGCTTGATGGCGTTCGTGTGCTGATGCTAGTATCTATGCTAGACAGCGGAATATATGCTACTTGCTATAGCCGCAATGGTAAGGTCTTTGAAAACTTTAAGCACATTGAAGACCAAGTACTTAATAATATTGCTGAGTTGCTGAACGCTCCTAACAAAACTAAACACACTAGCAGCGGGGCGCTGATGCAAAGTTTTGTATTTGACGGTGAAGTTGTTGGTAATAGTTTCCAAGAACTAATGCGTCAGGCTCGTCGTAAGGAAAATGTAACAGCAGAAGATAGTGTATTTCATATCTTTGATATTATACCCCTTGCTGACTTTAACCGAGGTCATTGGAACGCACAGTTGCATAAGCGTATTGAACTACTTCATGCGATGGAGTCTGCAATTGACAAGATGCCTAATGTAGAATTGCTTCCCCATCTCCAAGTTGATCTTGATACTCACGAGGGTAAAAATCAACTTGAGAGGTATGCAAAAGCTATGGTTGCTGCTGGATTCGAGGGCATTATGATTAAGAACCTCGATGCTCCCTATCTATGCAAGCGTAGCACTGACTGGATGAAGTGGAAGCCTACTATCACTGTTGACCTTGAGGTGATTGGTCTTGAAGAAGGTACCGGTCGTAACAAGAATCGTTTGGGTGCATTGGTCTGTAATGGTGTTGATGATGGTAAGGAAATTACTGTCAATGCTGGTAGTGGATTTAGTGATGCAGAGCGTGACAGTCTTTGGGCAGACCGTAACTTAATCTTTGGTCGCACTGTTGAGATTATGGCTGATGCTATCACACAGAACCAAGATGGTACATATTCGTTGCGCTTTCCGCGCTTCGTTAGATTTAGGGATGATAAAGCATGAACATTAAACTTAAAGCAACACTAATTACCTTAGCTATGCTACTTATTGCAGTTGCCTTGATATATACTATCGCAAAGTTTCCAGTAGTATTATTCTTTGCTGCATTAGGTGGATTGTTGTACTTTTTGTATCGCGGCGTATTAAGCCATCTTGAAATTAAAGAAAAGAGAAAACCACGATGAGTGACGATGAATATGACTACGTAATTACTTTAGAAGAACCGCCACAGCGTTGCGAAATGTGCGGTATCATTGATGAATGCCGTCCATATGGATTGAATCACGAAGAAATTTGCCATAATTGTGCTATGAAGGATGAAGCACTTACTGAAATCAGAGCAAAAGAACTATTGTTTGGAGAAGAATAATGAAGATTATCAAGAACGAAGAACACAAGGTAACCCGTATCTTTACCTACACCATTCCTGATGAAGATATCATCAATACATTTGGATCGCTAGGCAGATTCAAAGAGATTGTGAGCCATAATACAGAAGGTTGGGACGTTGAAGTTATCGGTGAAGAACCGACCGACGAAGAAGCTGACCTATTCTATGATTTCTTTGCTGACTATGATTACGATTCAGAAGATGATTGGTGGCAAGACCTTAAGGGCGGATATGAAACTAATTACGAATTAGGTGAAGAATAATGGATCCATATGATGAAGATTATGATGCAGTAAAGGACACTGCTGAATGGGCTGAAAAGTTGCTTGGCAAAATCCATGTCTTTGAAGACGGTGATAGAATAGAAGTTGTTCAAGTAAAGAGGCGTGATACAGGACCTTGGATTACGTATCATACGTATCAGGGACCGGGAATCCCCCGTAAGATGGTCATGATGGCTGATGAGTTTCACGTTACCTATGGACACTTATTTGGGTTGAGAGAGATAGAAGACTAAATAATAGATGCTTTTACGAAAAATATTTAGTTTTCCAACTCTAACTCTCCTTGTAGCACTTACGCTTAGTGCTATTGCTGCCTGGTACTCTGTATTGGGCCTAACTGCTATCTTTGCAGCGGCAGTCATTCCAATCATTATCATGGGCGGTTCATTAGAAATTGCCAAAGTTGTAACTACTGTATGGTTACACAAATACTGGGACCGTTCAGGGTGGAAGCTTAAACTTTATCTTATTCCTGCTGTTGTAGCACTTGCATTCCTAACGTCTATGGGGATCTTTGGCTTTCTATCAAAAGCTCACAGTGATCAAACATTAGTCAGCGGCGATGTTGGCGCTAAAGTTGAATTGATTGACGAACGAATCAAGATTTCTCGTGAAAACATTGCTATGAATCAAGTAGCACTTGAGCAAATGAACAATCAAGTTGACCAACTACTCGGTAGAACAGATGATGACAAAGGTGCAAACCGTGCTGTACAAGTTCGTAGACAACAGGCTAGGGAGCGTAATCGCCTTAATAATGAAATTGAAGCAGAACAAGTAAAAATTGCCAAATTAAGTGAAGAAGCTGCACCGATACGTGCAGAAATTCGCAAAATTGAAGCAGAAGTTGGACCTATCAAATACATAGCTGCACTTATCTACGGAGATAATCCGGACAGTAATCTGTTAGAACGTGCTGTGCGTTGGATGATAATTCTCATCGTGATGGTCTTTGACCCTCTTGCTCTTACCCTTGTACTTGCTGCACAGAGTAGCTATAGATGGTTAGATGATGATTTAAGAAATCGAAAGAAAGAAGAAGACTCCAAGGAGAGCGAAGATGTACCAACTACCAAACTATCACAAGATGATGTTACTAAATTCAATTATGGAGTGGGAGAAGTACCACAATCGGAACCTATTCCCGATGCGGTTGAACTTGAACCTATATTGGAAGAAGTTAAAGAAGAAGATGAGTTTCTTGACGAAAACCTAAATGAGATG